CTCAAACGCACGCGGGGCCGAAATTGGGAGTTTGAACATGGGCAAGGGCCGCAAGCCGACGCCTAAGCCGCTACTTAAGCTTCGCGGCGCTCGGGTTAGAGGTCCGCACAAGTCCGGCATAGACGCCGTTCCGGGCATCCCGCCTGCCCCGCACTGGCTCTCGGATCTCGCCCGCGAGGAGTGGGAGCGGATCGTTCCCATGCTCGAGGCGTCCAAGGTCATGAGCCCCAGGCACCAGCAGACGCTGGCCGCTTACTGCGACTCGCTCGCGGACATGATTGAGGCAGATCGTGAGCTCAAGGCCAACGGGGCCACGTTCATGGACGATAAGGGTAGGGTAAGCAATCACCCTGCGTGGACTCGGAAGCGTGACGCTCGCACGTCGATGCTCAAGTTCGCGTCTGAGTTTGGCCTAACGGCGTCTGCCCTGGCACGAGTCTCGGCGGTTGAGAATGGCCCGCAATCAGACGAAGAAGACGCCCGCATGTTCGCTTGAGCACCCGTGCGAAAAGTGCTCCTCGTGTCTGGCGGTGCGTTTCTTCCACAAGCACCTGACGCACGCCAAGGGCGAGCTGGGCGGCAAGCCGTTTACGCTTGAGCCGTGGCAGCAGGACTACGTGCGAAAGCTCTTCGCCACTGAGGGCGACGTGCGAAAAGTCCGCACCAGCCTACTGGCAATTCCGCGCAAGAATGGAAAGAGCAGTTTATGCGCGGGCATTGCACTCAAGCTGCTGATGGAGAACGAGCCCGGCTGTGAAGTCTATTCCTGCGCAGCCTCACGCGATCAGGCCCGGCTCGTTTTTGACATGGCCCGCGTCTACGTCGAGCAGTCGCCGGTGCTGCGTCAGCATCTCAAGGTGTACCGGAACGCCATCGTGCGGGAGGCGACGCACGGAACCTACAAGGCACTTTCCGCCGAGGCTGGAATACAGCATGGGCTATCCGCTCACGGCGTGATTTTCGATGAGCTCCACGTCTCAAACCGCGAGATGTGGGAAGTCATGCTCAGCAGCCAGGGCGCTCGGCGTCAGCCGCTCACGGTGGCGCTCACTACGGCAGGCTTTGACCGCAAAAGCGTCTGCTGGGAAATCTGGAAATACGCTGAGGCTGTGGCCGCCGGCACCGTGAAAGACGAGACGTTCCTGCCAGCCATCTATGCGGCCGACATTGCGGATGACTGGAAAGCCGAAGAGACGTGGAAGAAGGCCAATCCAAACCTCGGCGTTTCCGTGCGCATGGACTTCCTGCGGAGCGAGTGTGCTCGGGCGGTTGAGATGCCGACGTATGAAAATGTTTTTCGCCAACTTTTTTTGAACCAATGGACGGAACAGTCAACTAGGTGGTTGAGAATGGATCACTGGCAGCAGGGCGACAAGCCCTGTCCGGTGGATCTCGCGGGCCGCGAGTGCTGGGCCGGGTTGGACTTGGCCACGACGTTTGACACCACAGCCCTGGTGCTGCTCTTCCCGCTTGATGACGGCACGTTTTGGATTGAGCCGCACTTCTGGATACCGAGCGACAATGCCCACCAGAGAGAGCGCCGCGACAAAGTGCCCTACCTGACGTGGCATCGGCAGGGGCATCTGAACATGACTGATGGCAACGTCACCGACTTCGACCAAGTGCGTTCAGACATCAACGCCATCTGCTCAAAGTACAAGGTGCGTGGCATCGGCCTAGACCCGTGGAACTCGGCGCAACTCGGCCAACAACTGCAAGGCGACGGGCTGCCCATGTCAGACTTTCGACAGGGATATGGATCTTTATCAGCGCCCTCAAAGCAACTCGAAAACTGGTGCGTGTCTGGAAAACTGATACACGGAGCGCACCCCGTCCTCAGCTGGCAGGCCGCCAACGTGGCCATTCAGCAAGATTCCGCAGCCGGAAACATTAAGCCAAGCAAGGCCAAGAGCACAGAACGCATAGACGGCATCGTGTCGCTGGTCATGGCCATCGGGCTGTGGCAAACGGCAACCGCAGCCACGCCGGAACAGTCCTGGGACATCGTGACTCTATGAGCGAAAACGCCGCCGCCGACTTCAAGATGTTCGACCTGCGTGGCATTGACTGGCCCGAGGTGAGTTCCAGCCGCACGCCTTCCGGCATCCGCGTCAACGCTGACAACTCCATGGCGTGCTCGGCCTACACGGCCTGCATCCGTGTCATATCGGATGCGGTATCTGCCCTGCCGCTGCACATCTACGAGCGGATGGCCAACGGCGGGAAACAGAAGGCCACGAGCCATCCCGTGTATCGCCTGCTCCACCAGCAACCAAATCCCTGGCAGACGGCCCAAGAGTTCCGCGATTGGATGACTGGCATGTACCTGCACTACGGTGCGAGCTACGCCGAAATCCGCCCAGGTGCTCGCGGTGCTGTGTCGGAATTGTGGCCGCTGCACAGCAGCCGCATGGAGGCTGAGCGGCTGACTGACGGCACGCTGCGGTATCGCTACCGCGAGCCAAGTGGGCAGCAGACGATCTACAGCCAGGAGCAGATATTCGCCCTGCGATTCACGACCGAAGACGGCATCAAGCCGATTCCTACCTATAAGCTCTTTCAGAATGTGCTTGGTCTTTCGCAGGCTCTTGAGGCGCACGCCGCTACGTACTTTGGCAACGGGGCACGCCCTGGCGTAATCCTTGAAAGCAGCAACCCGATTCCCACAGACGCGGCCGAGCGACTGCGTGAGAGTTGGGAGCGAATGCACAGAGGCAGCGACCGAGCCTTCAGAACGGCTGTATTGCCTGCGGGCATTACGGCCAAAGAGCTAAGCAGCAGCAACGAGGCTGCCCAGATGCTGGAGAGCCGGGCATTCTCCGTGTACGAGTGCTGCCGAATCTTCCATGTGCCGCCCCATCTGATTCAGCAGCTGGATCGCAGCACGTTCAACAACATCGAGGTGCAGGGCACGGAGTTCGTGCAGCACTGCCTGCTCCCGCACTTGAAGCGGTGGGAAGCAGCCATCAGTCGTGACCTCATCGTTGATGATGAAAAGTATTTCGCTGAGCACAGCGTAAGCGGCCTGCTTCGCGGCGACCACGCGAGCCGGTCAGCGTATTTCGTATCGGCGCTCCAGAACGGCTGGATGACGGTGAACGAAGTGAGAGAGCTAGAGAACCTAAATCCAATTGGGCCAGAGGGCGACCAGCATTTCATCCAGTTGAACATGACCACGCTAGAAAAGGCAGGCCAGGAGCCGCCGGCAGTTGAGCCACCAGCCGTCGAGATTGAGGACAGCCAAGAGGATGACGCCGAAGACCTGGCCGAAGAACAGGAGCAGACAGATGGAACTTGAGCGACGCTACCTGACCGTAGACGAGGCTCCCGAGTGCGAGCTTGCGATTGAGACTCGTGCCAGCGGGCGTGAGGCCATTCGTGGCCTAGCGGTGCCGTACAACCGACTGTCGCTTGATCTTGGCGGCTTTCGGGAGCGAATCCTGCCCGGTGCTTTCGATAAAGTGCTGAGCCGCCAGCGTGGCAAAGGCGAGATTCTGAGCTACTACAACCACAACAGCGACATGCTTCTAGGCCGCGAGTCTGCCGGCACGCTAGAAATCATTGCGGATGACCGTGGCATTTCCTACGTCGTTGAGCCGCCAGACACATCGGCTGGCCGTGACGTTCTCGCCTTGGTTCGTTCTCGCAATCTGCGTGGCAGTTCCTTCGCCTTTACCGTGAGCCAGAAGGGCGAGCGGTTCACGACTGACGAGGGCGGTAAGGCAATCCGTGAAGTGGTTGAGGCTTCGGGCCTCTACGAGGTTGGCCCCGTAAACGTGCCAGCCTACGGCAGTGCTACGTCTGCGGTGGTGGCCCAGCGTTCGTATGAGGCGTGGCTGGCCGCTCAGGCTGCGGCCGTTGAGTTGGACGCCGACGCCGAGCCGGAGGTAAAGCGTGCCGTGCGTTCGCTGGTGCGTGACGCAGCTGCTGCGTGGGCTCTGAGGCTGCGCAATGTCTGAGGCCCGCTGCACCTGCGGCGAGAAGTTGCGGTGCCGTTCCTCTCGCCCGTGTGGCGAAGAGCGTCAACAGTATTTGCGTTGCCCTCGCTGCGGCGCTCGTGCTGTCGTGTTTGTAAAAACAACACATTCGGAAGTCCGGTTCTGCAAGAGGCCGGCACGCTAGAGGCACAGTGGACTCCACGGCAATACCGCCGCAGGAGATACACAGTGGACACCCTCAAGAAATTGCAGGACGAGGCGGCAACCCTTGCCAACCGGATCGACGCCGTGCGCGCGATCGAGGCCGAAGACACGACCGCCCGCGATGTCGAGCTCATCGACCTCAACAAACGTGCCGACGAACTGACCGCCAAGATTGATTTTGAGAAGAAGGTGGCTGAGTCGGCCAAGAATCTCCGCAGCGTGGTTGACCGCTGCACGCCGGCCCCAGAGGTGCGTGCCGAAGAGCCCAAGACCCGGATCGAGGCGGTGCCGTTCTCGGGCCGGCTCCGTGCGTTTGAGAACGCCAAGGACGCCTACTCGGTTGGCATGTGGTTCAAGGCGAAGAGCGGCGACGCTGACGCGAAGCGGTGGTGCCAGGACCACGGCGTTGAGGCTCGTGCTCAGGGCTCGACCGGCAGCACCACGGGCGCGGCTTTCGTGCCCGACGTGCTCTCCTCGACCGTCATTCGGCTCGTCGATCAGTACAGTGCATTCGCTCAGAACGCCACCAATGTGGTGATGCCGAGCGACGTTCTCCTGTTCCCACGCCGCACGGCCGGTGCGACCGCGTACTGGATCAATGAGAACTCGGCCATCACTGCCAGCGACCCCACTTCCAATCAGGTCACCCTGACTGCGAAAAAGGTCACGGGCGCGGTGACGATTGCGAGCGAGCTCCTGCAGGACTCCATCGTGTCGATCGCCGACTGGATCGCTGCCGAGCTCGCCCTGACGCTCAGCAACGCCGTGGAAGAGGCTGCGTGGAGCGGCAACCCCAGCAACGCTCCAGCGGTGGCCGGGCTTGTCACGACCTACACGGGTGGCTTGCTGGCGGCGTCTGCCGCCACCTATGCCGCCTCGCTCGTGACGGCTGCCGGTGACACGCCCGACGAGGTGACCAAGGCGAACCTGCTGGCCATGATGGCCAGGGTTCCGCAGCACTCGCGTGCGGGTGCCAAGTGGTTCTGCTCGCCGTTCTTCTTCGCGGCGTGCATGCAGAACCTCGACCTTGCCCAGGGCGGTTCAGTTGGTCTGTCGCAGGGCATGGGCCCGACCTTCCTTGGCTCGGAAGTGGTTCTCACCGACCGGCTCCCGAGCGGTGCTGACTCGACGGGTGCCATCATGGCGCTGTACGGCAACATGGCCAACAGCTCCTACTACGGCATCCGCCAGGCCATCGAGATCGCCAGCAGCGATCAGGTGAACTTCCTGTCGGACCAGACCGTGATTCGGGCAGTGGCTCGCGTCGCCATCACGCACGCCAACCTGGGCACCGACACCGTCGCTGGCCCGATCATCGGCCTCGTGGGTGCGTGAGCCTGACGGCTTGACGAGTGTGCAATCTTGAGCGGGCGGCTTCCACGACGGGGCCGCCCGCTCTCTTTCTTTGAGGCACCATGCTCGTCAAGGTAGGTGGCACTGAAGTTGACATCCGAGTGGAGGCCGTGCTCTCCATGCCACGGCTCTCGTTCACGTCCAACCACTTCGCCTGGGCCCAGGCCCTGATGCCGCTTGGCATTCGCCCCACGATGGGCACGGGTGCGTTCTGGGATCAAGTTAACACCCGCGTCATGGAGCAGTTCATCGACAAGGCGGAATGGCTGCTCTGTATCGATTACGACAGTTTTTTTCAAAAGGAGGACCTCGAACAGTTATTTGCGATGGCGATGACCTTTCAGTGTGACGCCATCACCGGCATGCAGACTAAGCGTGAAGACGGCCGCCCGATGCTGACGCTGAAGGGCACGCTGGACGCACCGCCAGAGGATGGGCACACGCAGGTGCCCAAAGAATGGTTTTCAGAACCCGTGCAGGAAGTAGATACTGCCCATTTCGGCTGCACTGTCATCAGCACTGCCGCACTCAAGCGAGCCAAGAAGCCTTGGTTCTGGAGCAAGCCGGACGAAGGCGGCTCGTGGAACGACGGCAGGATTGATCCTGACATCTACTTCTGGCGCAACTGGCGAGACTCGGGCAACCGCGTCTTCGTCTCGCCGCGTGTCGTTTTGGGCCATGGCGAATACGTCGTGACGTGGCCCGGCAAGAACCTTACTGCCCCTGTTTTCCAGTGGACTACTGAGTTCACGAACACGGGGAAGCCGCCTGAATCTGCATGGAGTGTGGGCTAATGCCGAAGATTATGTTTACCCGCGCGTGGCGTGGCTACCGCAAGGGGCAAGTGGCTGAGCTTCCTGGCGGCATCACCACGCAGCTGCTCGCTCAGCGTGTCGCTGTGGAAGACAACCAGCCGTCTCTGATTGAAACGGCTGCCCTTGAGCACGACGTAGAAACCGCAGACGCCACCCCAAAGCGAAGAGGCCGCCGTGCAGTATCGAAGCCTGACTCGACAGACGCCGCCAGCCGTTGAGCCCGTCACGCTCGCGGAAGCCAAGGCCCACCTTCGGGTGGATACGAGCGAAGATGACGCTTACATCGGCACGCTGATCACGGCAGCCCGCGAGTGGTGCGAGCAGTACCTAGATCGCACGCTGGTCAATACGCAGTGGGTGATGCGGTTTGACTCGTTCCCGCCAGACGGCACCCACGACATCGAGCTACCACGGCCACCCATGGCGACGGCCGGCACGACCACGGCGGTGGCCCTGACGTTCACCTACGAGAACGGCACGACAGCCACCTACTCCACAGCCAGCTACCGCGTGGACCGCAGCAGCACGCCAGGGGCGGTGAAGACTTTGTACGGCCAGACGTGGCCGCCGCACCTGATGGATGACAACGCCATTAGCGTGACTTGGTGGGCCGGCTACGGGGCTGCTGG